GGCTATTTGTGCCACTTGAGTCAGTAACATCGGAATATCCTGTAACTTTGTGTAGCTTTCCTGCCCATGTAAAGACCATGCCTAGAATTCTGTCTTGATCAATTGGTAAAAGTGTACCAATTGCTAGATTAAGGTCACCTTGTGTTTGGCCTAGATTAGTACCGCCCGAGGCTGCCGCGCCGATATTTGAGTCAACTGTGTAATCAGCACCAATTGCATATCCTGCTCTGGCATTTGAAGTTAATAAGTCAAGGTATTCAAAGTTTGTATCAAATGTAACTCTTGACTGAATTCCAACTACTGAAATATTTCCAACAATTGTGTTTTCAAATGCAATTGTTCTATATGTAAAATCGTACTCGTCGAATACAAGTGCAGTACTTGGACGAGTAAATGTATCCGAATCGATACCATTAATTAAGAAGTTTTGCTTTAATCTATAAACACCCATTGTGCCAAACGATGTTGCTTCTTGTAGTCCAGTATCACCAGTGACAACTCCACTTGACAGATCAAGTCTCCAAATCTTTGCTTGAATTGCACTTCCACTGTTGCACAATGATGTAATTGATGCAGCTGGTATTTCTACAACAGTTTCTGATGCATTTACCACGTCGTATGGTTGATACAATCCGCTGTCGTGTAGAATTTCTATTTCGCTTGCATTTAACGGATAATTTTTTAAGTCGTATACATATATTGATATATCCCCGGCTGCGCCTGTAAATCCTCGATTTACAACCGAACTAGGCACACCAAGTGACCCCCCTCCTTGTTCGGTTACACTATCAGTTGAATTAAATACGCCACCTGTCGAACTTTGTATGAATAATGTAGTATCTGTTCCGTCATAGTTGGCAAACGCAAGAATGCCAACTGTCGAATTTTGGCTAATTTCTTCGCCGTTGGTTAGACTCGATGTTTGGTCGCCAGCAAACACTAATTCTTGCGAAACTGCAAATATCTTAGCTGGCTGAACATGATCCTGTGCAAGAGTAATAGCAGTCGCTTCTTCGTCCGGGTCACTATCGGCAGCAATCATTCCAAATGTACCGTAACTGTTGTTACCAGTTAGTGATCGAATCTGTGAGCCTGTGCCTGCATAGTAACCAATATGACAATAATAAGTAAATACAGATACCAATTCGGCTAGTGCGTTATTAATAACTACAATACCGTATCCCAAATCGTTAATTTGGGTATAGTCGTTTGCCAGCATTGACTTGTTGCCAGCACCTTGCAGGACAATCTGCTGAGACGATGCGCTGGCAGTAAAGCCGTTGCCATTGTTGCTGTTTTCACTTATGATTAAAGTTGCGCTAGCAACGCCAGATCCGTTGTCTGCAACATAGTTTGCAATAGCATTAATTTGGTATCGCACTCCGTTAACAAAATACGATGCAGGAGTCTTGGGACGCCTAATTCCTAATCCAGATGTTGAAGCTGCTTCAACATCTATTGTAAAGTTGTTGCTTTTACTAGTAATGGTAACAGGCATATTGTAGGTATATCCGTCAACAAACATTCCTCCTGCAAACGTCTTAATATTTTTACTTGCACTAAAACTTGAACATGTTTGTACGTACGGTGATTTAGTTTGGATCGATCCTTCGGGATCAAGCACCATCATAAATCCGCCTTGGCGCTGCGCTGTTAAGTTTCTTACAATGGTACCGTCATTCGCTAAGAATACATCTATCTCGCTGTTGTTCTTTGGCGTACTCAAAGGATCCGTTGGATCGGTTAAATAGTGATATCCGTAATGTCCGGCAGTAACACCGGTGTCTGGATCTATTTGTGCTTCACCGGAGTTAGTTAATATAAGTCCGTCGAGCACTGCGTCTCTATAAAAATATGTTCTAGCTGATGCACTTTGACTCACACCAGGCGCAGGTCGAATAATTACACGTCTAAATTCGTCACCCTTGACCGAAGTGTTGTTAGGAATACGTATAGGAAGTTGCTCTTCGTATATGCCCGATTCGATAATAATTGTAATTTGTGTTGCTTTAACCAAGTTACCAAAATCTAATTCTTCGTTGGCTGTAAATTCAATTGATGACAATAGTTCTAATTCAACTGTGTCATAAGTAGGATTACCGGGTGTTTCGGATCCTCTTGCATAGGTTACGATTCTGCCAACAGCGCCGCTGGTCTTTCCTAGTATAACTTTACCCGGAATAAGATCGGCATTTGGTGTAAGATCAGACGGATTGCCGGATTGAATAGTATATTTGTCCGGTCCGCTGTGAATCCACAAATTATAGTAGTTAGGTGCTTCGACTAACATTGGATCGTCAGTAGTCTGGTCAATTGTATTTAGAACATCGTCAAACCTGTTGCTAACAGCAGTATACCACTGATCAGAAGTTGTGCCCAATGCACTTGCAATTTCTGCAAGTATAAGAGTCTTGGCTTGTAAAATTCCAAATGCTGTTTCGGTGTATTGCCCATTTGGGTCAATTGCAATTTCGGAATTTGGATTTGCAAAGTACCGAAGTCCTGCAAATCTTGACAAATAGTTATGTTTAATCGTTGTAGTACTTGCTTCGATGTCTAACTTAACGCTGTCTAGTATTAGTCCAATATCTCTACTGTAAGTCGCTTCAGAATAAACAAAATTAGGAAATTCTGCATTGACAGCTAACATTGTAGCTGTAATGATCTTGGCACGTTCAGACTCAATTGTTGTTGCAACAATTGTCTGATTTCCTGCAGTTTGGTATCCAAATCCAGTTAACGAATTATCTGTTGGCAGCAAATAAGAATTAAATGTATCTGTGCCGTCTTGGTATTGAATTACTTGAACATAAGGACCTGCTTCAACCTCGGATGCTTCCTGTATTCGTGCTGCTTTAGCACACGCTGCTTCGACACTAGCAAACGAATAGCTGTTGCTACGGCCTTTTTTACCAGGAGGAGACAGCGTTTGGGCATCATTGCCTGCTTTTGTAACATAAAGATTTACGGTGCTACTATAAGAACTGCTGTCAACATAAAATTTTGTTGCTGCTTGTAAGTCATGCTGACTGTTTGGCGTTCCTAGTCCTGCAAACGGTGTAGGGTGGTCGAATAAATCCAGTGCTCCAGTCATTGTATCGCCGCCTAAATTTACATAATTTATATCAGCATAACCTTTTGATATCAAAAGGTTATTTTCATTAATTACCGGGGCGCCGTGTGTGTTATTAAATGCATTAACAAGAGAAGTAGTATTGCCGCTGACTAATGCATCCTGTATAAAATTACTGTATGCCGCTACTGTACCGATCCTAAACGGACTTTGCACAGATGGCGCAGGATCGGTACTTATTTTAGCATTAATTGATTTAACTATTAATTTATCCCCTGCAACTTCAAAGCTCACAGTGTTTTTAGGATCACTTGGGTCGTTTGTGCCAGCATCTGAAACAAATTCAAAGAATCCAATTCCGGTGCTGTCTTGCTTTACTAAAGTAACTTTGCCTTCGTTGCCAATTAATGTATCGGGTGTATCGGTAAGAGTGGTAAAATCAATATTCCCACCGAGACCAAAGATTGCATACAGTTCTGTAAAGTTTTCATTAACTTTGCGAAAACTTTCTCTAATACTGTCTCCGGTGCCGTCGTTTCCTTCTACTCCGGTATTAACATCTTGTTTTGCCATATTATAACTCCATTAAACAGCAGATTGTGCTAGCTTATCCATATCAAAATTTACCGAAACGCCGCAACCACATGCCGATGCAGCATTTGGATTGTTGATCTCAAAATTAGAACCTACCAAGCTGCGCACATAATCAATCTCAGTGCCAATTAAAAACATTAAACTCGTTGAACCGATTATAAATTTTCCAGTGCCTGCCTCGACCACTTCGTCGCCGGCGCGAACCTCTGACTCAGAGCCAACTGTTCCCCAATCGTACTCAAATCCGGCGCAGCCACCACCTTTTAAATTAAGACTAATTCCATAAACGTTATTCTCGTCACAGATTGCATTAATTTGTGTTTTTGCTGACTCAGTTAGTGTGCAAATATTCATAATAATTCCTTCTATATATTTATTGCTATTTTTTATAATCTTAATGTAAATACAGTATGTTCATTAAACAAAGTACCATTGAGACATCCTATATAAGAAAAAGCAAGCTTGGTGCGGAACATGTCTATTCTAGGAAGAAAACAATTGTACATTTCCGTTGCGATAATTGCAACTCGGAATTTACTAGATCACGCGGGAGCATGGATCCAAAGAGACTAAGTAATAATTATTTTCATGTTTGTTCTGCATGTAACGTAAAGCAGTTCGCCCAACGCAAGGGCGTCGAGCGTAAAAGTGTATGGACAATGAGTGCTAGCAGCAACTTGCCAATTGGCAAGTTATGAAGGCTTGCGCAATGTGTTAACTGTGGTTGCAGTTGCTTTTTGATCGTTGCTTACGCCGCGGATCTTTTTCTCCAGAGTCTGCATTCGCTGATCCTGTTCGCGCAGCTTTTGCTCTAGGCCTTGTACATATTTCTGTGTAGGAACACTGCGTTCAACGCCGTCTTCGCCTAACATAGAATAATGGTCTACTCCTTGGCCACGGAGTCCTCCAAGTACTCGGTTTGGATTTTTATCAGCAGCAGGTGCATTTACGCGACTATACATTTGTTTTATATGATTCATACTGATATTTATCATGCACGCATTACCAAATAATATTATTTGAGCAACATATAAACGGTATAATATTTGGGCTTAAAGTAAAATTTCTGACGGATAATGTCTCCAGGTCCATCGACAACTGTCATTACCGTTGTTGCCTTGCGTAGAAACATGTTCTTGCCAGTGTACCAGCAAAACGCAAAAGGATTAAAACAACGACAGTCATTGGTATCCATTGTCCGATACTTAATCATCCAGTCGCAAATAGTTTGATGATCTGGGTTGTGCCAGTTATCTGATTCAAGTTTTGGCACGAATGCAGCCTCTCCGAACATTACGAACATGCATTCCAGCATCGCTATTCGAAACTCCGGTCGGCCTAGCCACTTTTGTTTTCTGTTGTGCATGCTCATGTAACCTTTCGCAGGACAAATTTTTCATTTTGCTTTCTACCATAATATCTGCATGTGGAGAAAATTCTAAGGCCCAGTCATTGACTGCATGATTCCACATAAAATCGCTGTGTGCGCGTAGTTTGCCTTTTTTGTAGCCCTGTGCTAGCAAAGTCGGCATGTTGGGTCTTACAGAGTCGCTATGACCGTCTAAGACGTCTGCACGGCTCACGCTATAATGTATAGCAGGCCTAATGCCGCGCCAGCTGTCGATCACACGCTTGAATCTGTCATCAGACGGCAATATGTATTCGCCTTCTCTGCACCAATGGTGATGTATATCTAGGACCAGGGCCAAGTCTTTGGATAATTCAAGGCTGTCTTCGATGCCCCACTTGTTTTCATCGTTCTCAATGGTAATGCAGTTTCGTGCTTCTGTAGACAATCGTTGAAGCGCACGCTTGATACCGGCTGGACCTTCGCGTCCTGCGATGTGGACGTTACACTTGAAATCTTGGAACTTCTGTCCATAGCCCATCCACCTGATGAGATTCGCATGATATTCAAACTCCGCTATACTTCTATTTACAATTTCCGGGTTATCACTGGCAAGGACGACGAATTGTCCGGGATGCATTGATATTCGCACATCAAGGGCTCGTGCCGCGTCGCCGACTTTTCTGTAATGGGTATCACAGTACGCAACCACGTCACTACGAGTCCAAAAATAACTCCAATCAGCATGGGTAGCACAAGGAAGCTGATTGCTACCCAATCTAACCATACGAAGTTCAGGAATAAGGGTTCCAACATATTCTACCAATCTCTTTGCAGCAGCTGAGTTGTGTACCATAATGTCCCATAGCCGCTGTTCTGCGACATCACGTGTTTGTCTGTTAAGCCATGCAACTGTAGTGGCCCGCTCGGTTAGAGGACGTTGTAATTCCTCTAGAATCTTTGTCTTCTGTGTCTGATCCGGATGCAAGTATTTACAGGCCCAACCAATCCGCTTTATATCTTGTTTAAACATATTTTTTTCCGTATTTGCAAGCAATTGTATAAATACAGTATACACTATTTACAAGGGAAGTCAATGGCAAACTTATCAAAATCAAGAAAAAACAAATATCATCTAATATACAAAACTACAAATTTAATTAACAGTAAGGTTTATATAGGCGCACACTCTACTAACGACATTAACGATGGATACATGGGTAGTGGAAAAATGCTACACTATGCAATTAAAAAATACGGTGCAGAAAACTTTAAAAGAGAAATTTTGCATCTGTTCGATTCTCCTGAGGAGATGTTCGAAAAAGAAAAAGAAATTGTCACTGAAGAATTTGTTAGCAGGTCTGACGTTTACAACATTGTAACTGGAGGTTTCGGAGGATTTAATAAAGGATCAAAGAATCTTAGACATATTACTAATACCAACACAGGCGAAGTTATAGCAGTTGACAAAATTAAATTAAAAGAATTCTTAAACAATGGTTGGTTTTTAGGAGGAGTAGAACCGTCTAACAAAGGAAAGGTTTATGTTTATAAAGGTAATAACCGAATAGCAATAGATTCTCTTGAAGTAGACAAATACCTTAAGGAAGGCTGGCAGTTGGGTTATGCCAAATCTCCTACTAAAGGAAAAATATGGATATACCATAAAATCAAAAATAGATATACTTTATGCGAAGAAGCTGAACTTGAAGATTATATAAATCAAGGATGGATTAAAAAGAAGTGGGCACCAATTAAAAAAGGATCAGTTTGGATTAATAAAGAAGGACAAAGGAAAAGAATAGATAAAGATTTATTAGACGAATATTTATTATTAGGATGGACTAAAGGCAGAAAATAAAATTTATACTTTACCTGCTAGTATTTTAAAGATTTTATAATACGTATTCTTACATTGTTGTAAGGCCCAATCCAGTTGTTTTGCTGGCATGTCGTCGACAACCAAGTCAATATCCTTTTCTAAGTTATTATTTGAATACATCCTTTTGAACATCAAACGGTTGTGATCGTCTAGCTTAAATAGGATGCGCTTGATTTCAGATCTCTTTTGTTTTGGTGTCATGCTGTATTATATACTCTTATTTCCAATTTTGAAGAGGCCATGCATCAATACAATCGTGGATGTTAGGTTCGCCATGAAACACTGCTATACTAGTATCTGGCAAAATAGTCGGATTACCTGGTGATTTAAATGTGCGCTTGCCGTTGACTATTACAAGTTCCTGGCGTCCGCGCATTTCCCATTTGTAACTTTGCATCCATTCGTCAGGCCAAAACGCATAATCTTTTATGTTCTTGTACATAAAGTCTTGATCCCCAGGATATCTTCGTGTATGGACTTGTATATTTGAAGTAAAGTCTTTGTAAAGTGCATTGTGTGTGCCTGTAGTAACTCGAAATACACTGCTGTTCATCCTGTCCCAATTTTGTCGGACTTGGCGGTTGAAGTCTCTAATGATCAAAAAGTTGTTGTTTGGCTTGTAGGTAAACAGTTTATCGATACTTCTAAAAATAATCAAATCTAGGTCTAAAAACAAAACAGTTCCGTCAAACGGCAGATCGCTGCTGAGAAAGTAAGGCTTGTACCACCATCCTGTTACAGGCAGATCAGGCAAGGACTCTATTCTAATATTTGGATCAATGCCCTTGCTGTTTTCAGTAAAGCAAACAAACTCATGATCCACACTGAGATTTCGTTTAACCATGTTGTACAAGTTGTTGACATATTCTGGGCTGTACTTTGTACCCCACTTTAGACAGACGACATATCTTTTGCAGTCGGCTACCAAAGGAAGGCCTGCTCTAACACTGGCCTTCCTTTGTCGCTTTTCGTCCTTGGTTTCAGTCAATGGAAAAGATTGCACTGTTCGCGCCATGTTCGGAACACTCTGCGCTTACACACCAGCAACGGTCAAGTGTTGCCTCGCGAATAAGCTTATCAGCAAATAAAAACGCATGTTCTGCAAATTTCTCTGCTCCTACACCGTTGAATACTCTTATCTCAGCCAATCCCAATTGTTGTAATTCAAGAAACTTGTACAAGAATGGATCGTCTTGGTCGATTGCAGTCTTGTGATCAAAGTTATCTTCTAGCCATGCCTTTAATGGTTTGAGACCACCAAAGTCCACAGCCCAATTTTTATTATCAAGATTGTTACATCCAAATATAAATTTAAATCCCAAACTGTATCCGTGTAGTAGATGACAATGCGAATGGTCTGCGTTGGGTTGTCGAAACACTGCCGATAAGCCAATTTGGTGTCCGTATGTTTTAGTTGAATAAAATGCCATTATAACTCCTATGTTAATGGAGTGTGCGGAATATTTTGAGTGGGGCGAACACATAGTCCACTTCTATTCTTTATAATAACATGAAATAAAGGCCACGTCAACTAATTTCGTCTCTAACTTTTTTAACTTCGGTCTTTACATCGACTAAATCAATGGAATTTTTTATCATCATTTTAACTAAAAACATAATAGTAATCATGGTCCAGAACCACCATGAAACTGCAATCACAGACCACGCAATTAATACCACTAAAAATATATTGTGTTCGCCAATTAGATTTAGGTGGTAGAGTGCACCACTGCCACCTACGAATACTACAGGAATAATAAAGGCCAGGCGGCTCCATATTCTGGCTTGTATTCTGACATTATTTAATTTGTGTTCCATATATGTATTTAAATCTTATTGTCAATTGTTAAACTAGCCGTATTACACATCATGAAAATAGCGCCCGATGGGCGCTATTTTCCTTATTATTAGATGTTATGCAGGTGACTGCGGCTGCGCCCCACCTGCATTTGCAGGGCTAACTCTTGTTACACGAACGTAATGAAAGCTGCGCCAGCCTTCGGCGTTTAGGTCCCATACTGTGACATTTTTAGCGTCCACTGGGTTTGTTTCCTTGACATCCTGTCCAATGTCCGCTTCGCTTTTCCACTTGTGTTCGGGCAAGTATTGAGGAGCAAGTGTGCATGTCATTACACGCTGGTCTCCATTTAACTTATTGAACGTAACTTGGTATACATCTTTGTATAGCATCCCCAACAACATTCCTTTGGTAGGAATATCCTTTAGTGTTGCCAATGATTCATCGGGTTGTGATAAGTTTGTCTGCGAGTCCAAAATCTACTGCCTCCTGTGCTGATAAGAATGTGTCAAACTTCATGGTTTCATAAAATTCGTCGTATTCTTTGTTTTGACTGTTGTGTTTAACGTAGAGCTCTGTCAAGCGTTCATTAAGACGCTTAGATTCTGCATGACTTCGAATAGTATCTTCAATCTGCAGTTCTGTAACGTGTACAGATCCGCTGGTGCCGCGTGTGCCACTGCTCACGCGATGGATCATTGTGCGACTTTCAGGTAACACAAACCGCTTTCCTGGTGTTCCGGCTTGTGCTAACAAGCTTCCCATGCTAGCAGCTTGACCTATTACAATTGTTTTAACGTCGGGCTTGATAAACTGCATTGTGTCGTAAATGGCAAGTCCTGCTGTAACTGCGCCGCCACCGGAATTAATGTAGAGACTGATATCTTTGTCGCTGTCAGCAGCCTCCAGAAACAGTAATTGTGCTACTATCAAGCTGGACATTGTATCTTCTACAACGCCTTGCAACATAATAATACGATCCTTGAGTAGGCGACTAAAGATATCGTATGAGCGTTCTCCTCGACTGTCTTGCTCGACGACCATTGGTACTAGTGGCATTGGATTCCTTTCTAATGCATTACTTTTAAAATGATGGTATCTGCGTTGATACGACCGTTTAGTTTCGTGTCGGTGGTTTTGATTACTTCCATGAACTTGCGCAGCTTGATCTTGCCCGCTGCTTTAAATTCCTTAAGTTGGTCTTCAGTTTTGCGCAATGTCTTTTGCACGCTTTTTGTTTCGTCAAATCCAATAATTGTAGTTCCTTTAACAGTCATTGTATTTGTATACTCGTCTGCAACATACTTCCCGAGCTTGCGCGTCTTGGTATTGAAGATCCAGATCTCTGTAGAGTTAATAAGTTCTGTTGGGTTGACCGAAGTAAGCTGATACTTGTCATCCTTATCTTTGTACTTCAACTTTGCAATCAATTTGTCTGCACTAACTGCCTTCTTGACACGCGGCTTACGAGTAGCTTTTGCAGATTCAATTACCATCATGCACGCACCATCTACTGTTTCCAATGCATCAAGGTATGCCTTTGCATCTTTCTTAGCAAGGTGATTATACCCTTCTCTAAATTGCGATGCAAGTTCTTTTTTAATAGGGTCCTTAATCTTGGCAATCGACTGAGGAGTAGGCATATGATTGGCTATAAGCCGAGCTTCGTTGAGTTCGCTTTTGTAAAATCTTTGAATTTTACGTGCATGGGCTTGCGAAACTTTCTTGGTTGCAAAATGTGCAGTAAAGTCAAACCCTTTTGGATTGAAATTCTTTTTGTCGGTTATAAAACTATCAAGCCATTCTTCGATAGCGTCACATGCGTCTTTGGATTGCTCTGTAATGCGTTCTTGTATCGAAGGTGCAACCGTAGATACCTTTTTAGTTTCAGTTTTCTTTTCTTCTACAATTGCTTGTCCTTGTTCGATCAAACCTTCTACAAATTTAACAATTCCAAGTTTGTAGTCATCGGGTACGATATCGGCCTGAACTCTTAACAAGTAGGCAGTTGTGGCCCAGTGACTGTGGTTCGAGATTCTCCAATCAGTGAGCTTGTTGATAACAGCAACTGTCTTTTTGTCGTAATGTGTCTTAATATACAACTTAATCTCTTCGCCCCAGCCTCTAGAGTCAACTTCGTAATGGATGTACCATTTTGCCCATATCCAACTGTCGGTTGGTGTTAATGCAATTCCGCTTTTACGAACTGCCCGTACTGTTTTTTTCTTTTTTGGCATAAGCGATTTGGCCATGCAATTCTCCTAGTGTTAATATACAGTATACAGTTATCTCTGTAGATTGTCAATACGAACCGTAGTTGAGATTGTAAAATGTTTCTTGTTTTTTTGTAATAGTAAAACAATACACTACTACAGTCAAATGAGGCGCAGGGTCATAGAATGCTTGTACAGTTGTCTCAGTGGACGTTTTGCACAAGTATGCAAGCCAAGGCATTCGGGGTGTCATATCTTGCAATTTACCTAGATACACTTTGCTGTCAGAAATTGCCAGAGATTTAGGGTCGTAGTCAAAGTTAAAAGTTACAGATATTTTCATTCTACATCTTCTACGTTGCACATATCTCCAAACCTGAGCCGAAAATAAGTCTCGTATTCTGCAGGCAGATTCCACGTTGTTACACAGTGTCGAATAGTACCAGTGCCGTCGGTTAACACAGTTTTATCCTCCATTGCACCATGGGCCCGAAGGTACTTTACCCATTCAAGCTCTTCCCAGTTGCGCAATGCATCACAGACTGCCTTTTCTTGCCCGTACAACATAAGATTGTATCGTTGTAACTTTAACGTAACCTTAATCATTCTACAAGGTGTTGTCCGTTTGCTACCAACACCATTAATATTTTATAGTTGTTGTATGCTTTCATCACAGCTGGATTATTGTCTCTTATCTTTGCTTCAAACTCTAATTTCTTTATATATTCACTTTCCCAACTGTGCCGGGGATGAAATACCAATGATTCTATACTATAACATAAGTCAGTAAAGTTTGATTCCGACAGCGTAATTTCTACTCCGTTGGATGTTTGATAATTAATAGGAGAGATCAGTGAACCTGGTGTTTGTGTCTGCCAATAGTCTTGAGGGACTGCTGTATGGTAGGTGCGATGGCTGGGTTGAATTATTGCGCCAAACCGCTCCTGTAGAATGTCTTGACCAGATTTGTTATGTACGCTGTCCACTAATATTTTTCATTTTCTAAATTTTCAGAATCCTTAATGTCATCCAGCAACAATAGCGTCGAATAAGCTGCGGATAAATCTTGTTGTGCTTTAACTAAAGCTTCCACTGCAGAATCTGTCCTGCGAAGGTCCACGCTACGAAATCTTCGTATTTTTTCTAGAGTTTGTGTCGCCAACGAAATGTCAAATTCGTCACCTAACTTTACTAAATAGCCTCTATCTGGATTTAAGAGCTTAACTTCTTTGTGTGTTAGTTCACACAAGTATGCACCACCTGCTGTTTGTGCAATAATCTTCATTTTATTCTACCTCTTTTTAATTTTAATCCATCCAAAGCTTTAGATTTTCTCTCCGACTTTAAATCCCCTGAATGTTTTGAATCTTGGGAAGCGCAAGCTGTATGTGCCGTCTTGGTTTTGTGTCACAGCGTCTGCACGTATTTCAGCCAACTGACCAAGAAGGCTATTACGATTATTCCAAAAGTCGGCTCTCTGAGCGTCAGAGAAGCCGCCGCCGCAATTGACCACAATATCTTTCCCGTCATCTTCCCCAGCGCATATGATAGCCCCGAGTCTTCCTTCATTTCGCCCAGTTCCTTCTTCAAATCCAGTAATTGTCAATGTAACTTCGATAAATGGCTTGGACTTCAACCAAGCGTGCACTCGTTTGCACTTGTATGGTGCATCGGGGTCTTTGATCATCACACCTTCGTACTTTTCCTTAACAGCCTTGGCATTAATTTCTACAAAGCGGGCCTGGCCTACTTCGGTATCCAAGTCAACTTCTTCCCAATCCAGTGCCTGTACATGCGGCATTTCTGCAGCATGCAAGTCCGCCCACGCTTTGGTGATAGCACTACGATATGTCTGTGTCTTATTCCACTCTCCTAGTACAAAAGCATCTAGCGGAATAGTATCAAACAAGTGCAGTACAGCATCTGTTGCTTTCTTGCCGTCTTTGCGCTGCAATTGCTTCATCAAGTCCTGAAAATCAGCACTCATTATTTCGCCATCGAGCACAACTGGATAAGGGGTTGGGTTATTTTTTACCACCCCGCGGATTTCATCGATAATATGATCAAAGTTGTGAAACTGTTTGCCGTTGCGGCTAAATATCTCAATCTTGTCGCCATTAACGTCATGTATAACAACATTGCACCTAACGCCGTCAAGTTTGACTTCGATCTGCTTTTTACCAACCATCTTGCTTGCGTGGTTTGCGCTGTCGTGTGCAAGCTGACATGCAAATACATCAACTCCCCAGTCAGCACGTCCTGCTGCTTTGCAAGCCTTGTTTACAGTACTCTCGCTAAACCCTGCTCGCATGTCTTTGATAAGAATGCGACGATACCAGCCGTTCCATTGCTCCTGTGTTGCTACATCCATGCAAAGTGCAATAGCGTCTCTTGCAGCGTGTCCTGTAAGCTCGCGCTTGTACAGCATAGTTGCTAAGTCTTTGAATGCTGGCCATGCTAGTCCTTGGCCACCCGATGCTGTCTTCTCGGGCACTTTCTTAACGCCAAACGTAACCATCTTGTCAAACGTAAAACGCAGACCTTCAAAGAACTCTGCTATGTTGTCGTCGAGTGCAGTTGTAATAATTGCCTGCTTGTCAAGCCTGCCACTGGTTTCTTCTATCTGTTTGATGATGTCTTGGGGTTGTTTGCGCATTGGATTCTCCATTTATAATGTACTATAGCACTTTACAGCACAGCAGTCAAGACAAAAGGCGCAATGCGCCTTTTGTAATACATTGGATATTAATTAGATAATTCAGCTGCAACTGGCGCCCGCGAGCTTGAGAATTCACCGTCAACTAATCTGATCAGCCGACGCATCTTACCGGGTGCTTTATCCTGCGTTTCAAAATTAGTGTATGCACGAGTCACAGCAATTGGGCTAAGAAATGTCCAGATAATATTTTCCTTGGGTGTTGTTGTCTCGGTTATCATGGCTGTACAAACGGAGCCTTTGATGTAATTTCCTGATGTTCTGTATTCGAATAGTTTTATGTTCTTCCTTTTATAAGTTATTTTTCAAAGCTGACAGCAGCTACAATGTCTAGTACAATTTACGGGCCCAAGCTGCTATTCTAAAGACTATGTCTTCGGTTGTCACGCCATTTAAGCAAGGACTAGAATATTTTTTTCCTCGCTTCACTTTGAAAAATTTAAAATTGTGTTAACGATAGCCTATAGCAGTGTCACCGGATCGTTGCTCGAGCAAACTTTCCAATGCCCTTCACAGGGGCCAACACAAAATTGATGCAGTTGTTATCTGTTATGGTATTGCCACATAAGCGCGTTGCACCTTGCGTGGACAGCACCTTCAGTTAAATCACTGCTGTGATCGTGCTGTAGGTGAATTGGGTGTTTTAAGAAACCTGGCGGAAACAATTTGAGATTTATCTTTGTTTCTTTGATAGACTTTGGCGGCGACTTTGCCAGGTTGCTGTTGCACCAGTAACACATATTGCCCTGCTCTGCTGCATACTGTTCGCGTATTTCTCTGCGTTCTTTTGAGTTAGCTTTGCTGTATAACACAGGCAATTTGTAATTGTACATACATACTTTCTTTTAATGTTGGCGAGAATGACGAGATTTGAACTCGCAGCCTTCGGATAGACAATCCACTGCTCTACCAATTGAGCTACATCCCCATTTTACGTTGTGCTGCCCATTTCAGGCATGTTGCTATGCTTACACTAAAGGGTTCACAACGTAGTTTTATCTTGGCAGAGAGGCAGGGATTCGAACCCTGGGAACTCGTTAAAGTTCGTCGCATTTCAAGTGCGGTGCCTTAAGCCAGACTCGGCCACCTCTCCGTATTACTGTTATTTACCAAGAGTTCCTAAAAATTCAAGTCTTTTGAATCTTTTGAATTCTGCTTCTGCTGTAGCGAATATTTTTTCCGAGGCAAGTAACACGCTCTTTTTCTTGGTCTGTCTGTATTCTGTTGTTAATCTAAAGTAATCAAGTTTGTATTTTTCAAAACGCTTTTTAATCAGTGTGGTTGTTCCGGGAGATGTGCCTCTGTGGTACTTGTGCCACTTTGCAATCTCCTGTTCCCATTCTTCAAACTGTTTTAACTTTTGATCCATAAAAGCAATTTAACACATTTCTTGTGATGTGTCAACGACTAAGTAATTCATTGGCCATCTGATGGTTTGTTTCTGAGTGACCTTGTTCGTCTGCTCTTACCTTGAGTACAACGTCTCTTAGTGTTGCGGATTGGCTTAACTTGTAATAATCAATTGCAATTTGTGGCGCAGGCACGTTTTCGACTGTGCCCACATCAATTTCTGCAAGATACTGAGTATAACTTATAACAGCTTCTTCTTCAAAGTATCCTACCAGTCGATGTGCAGTTTTTGGAAACAGAGCGTACATTACAAAATAGAAATGCCAAAATAGAAATTGTGCTAGCAACACCAAGCATCTTTCGAAGCGACTAGGCTGTGCAATCTCAATAAAGATCATGAGGTGCATGCGTTCGTTTTCTGCTTCGTCCAGCAGCACCTTGATCCACTTTCGGTCATCGGGCGCCATGTTTCGTAGACTTCTTAGGTGATTCCACATTCCTGCAACCATTCCAGGAACACCAGCAACTGTTTCAAGTACAACAGCACGGTGTCCATAACGTTTGGCAAAAAAGGTATCAGCAAACCATCTAAAAACTTTGGTTAACCCTAGCGCAATGTGGTCGGAAATGTTTTGTGGTTCTGTATGCTTAAACTCTAACAATTGCTTTTCTCTTCTTCTTCTTGCGTGTCTTATCAAGTTCTCTTTGGAGCTCAAGGTTGTAGCTATCAACATCGTTCTTGTGTGTTATCCATACAAGGAACAATGCTGGCCAAAATACTAATAACCAAAATACCCACCACGCCCAATGTACTCCTGGAGTTCTAACTTGCATATTATTTCCTAAAATTAATCTTCGTTGTGTTCGTCTTTAATGGTTCTAGATGATTGATTACAATCACCAAACGGAATGCCATCAATGTGAACTAAAACACCCAGCTTGTTAGCAAGGTTCGCTATTTCAATAATTGCAATGTCTGGAAATGCAACAAGTGGAAGGTTGTTTGTATTGTAACTTGTTGTCATGTAGTCTTCCTTGGTTTCTGTTGTCCGGTTATCGTACTCGACAAGACCTTTCAAATTAATATCATCTTTCATCAATCGAGCCAACGCCGTGAGCTCTGTACGGTAACGACGCATAATAGCATTTTGTGCTGTACCATGGTGGTAGCCATTTTTGGCTTCAAGCTGCTTGACTCGACTAATTTCCTCATCTAAGTCAGTGATCATATCTTTAAGATTTTTCATCGTAGATTCCAATGGTAATTGAGGCAAACTTGCCAATTGTGTCTGAGTGATTGTGATTGAACTTTTTGCCGCAACTGTCAGAATGCGTTCTTTGTTTGCAAGAGTTTCTAATGCGTTGATTTCATCCTCTAACTCAACAGTAACGTCAAATCCATGTTCACTTAGAAATTTGTATAGAAGAGCAGTAACAGTAGTCTTCCCCATTCCAGCGACAGCAGTTACGTTAATGTTAATATCTGACATAAAGTTTCCTTTATAAAGTTGGTTGCGCGGGCAGGATTCGAACCTACGACCTTTGAGGTATGAACCCAATGAGCTGACCGGACTGCTCTACCGCGACATAAAGACAATTTAAAAAAAACAGTTACTGAATATTTCATTACTCTATTTACATATACGAGCAATGTGGGTTAGTGCTTAGTGTGTTAATCAACTGCTTTATTAAAAGTATCAAACTTTGTTTCCTTAGGTTGAGATTACACCTTAGGATGGAAGTCTTTGGACCTTACCGTAATCCTTGCGAGGTTAGTTAATCCGTTATCCACATACCAGCCGGACAGCTTATGTATGTATCTTCCAACGCTGCCTTTTTTAGCGTGTGGCGTTTCACGCATCATATACTGCTACTCGTCTATCGATCCTACGTTAGCCTTGCGAGCTATTTGGATCCGCTAAGATCCGACGTTATATTTCCAAACAAACACGTCTGCCTTGCGAGCTTCTGTGCGCCATATTCTACTAGGTAGTATGGCATTAAGCGTCTTTAACAGTACACTGGAGCAGACTCTTGCATTTTAATCAAAGTTGGATTTGAACCAACACCGATTCCAGAAAAAGAATTGCTCTACCAGAGAGCTATTTGCAACCTACTATGATGTGCTACTCCTGTTGCTTCATACCTTGTTAGATACAAAATACAACACATCATCTGTTTTTCACCTTGCGGGCTAATAAACCTTACTTCAAGTCTTGGGTATATTAATTAACCTTCAACTCTTGTAATGCTGCGTTGCCTTTCCGCGCGAACGGTCAGACTATGCAGCTACCTGTTAGTAATCAGCAATCATTAGTTTGGTACATCATAGCTAAACCACCACAGTCTATTAACACTCACCGATCGGCTCCGTGTATATCCTTTCGGACTATAATACTAACTTACTGCCTACCGCCTTTCTACGGACGGACTGCACCTACGAACTAGTCGGTTGCAGTTAACTCAGGCTTGTATAGATGGACAATATAAGAGCAAGCTCTTATAGTGCGGAAGTTTATAGGAAAACTTCCTTTTATCACATTGCTGTGACTACCCTATCAACAAACACCCGAGGATGCCTGTTGCAAGCGGACTACACTCCGCAAATCTTTTTAGTACGTTTAGTTCTTACTAGCAGCGTAACACATGTTTAACAGCGTGTCAACTACTTTAATTTATGTTCTATGAAACCATTGGTTTCATACTTTAAGTAGGAAGTTAACCGCTCGAATTTTGTGATTACACAAGAATAAGATTCTTGCCACTCGTCGTTTTGACCTATTTACTCTCCTATGACACTTCCCTGAGACTCTGCAATCAATAGTTCTGTATGTGTTATACTCTGCAAATAGAGCAGCTTACTTCTTACTAACAGTGTAACACATGTTTAACAGTGTGTCAACTACTTTAATTTTATTTGTAAAAGCATCATCAACAACGTGTTAACTAACTCTATATAAACACTATAGCACTAGTTAACAACGCTGTCAATAACTTTTTAGAAATAAGCTTATTTCCAGTCTATGACTGCTTACAACTTACCGCCATTGCTGACTGGGCCACATACTTGATTTCAAGAGTGCCTGATATTTTACAACCCTGGGCCTAAAGTAGGGTTGACGTGATATTATGGGTTCCAGTATCCCATTTCTCCAGTTGTTGGATTGTAAATAGTGTAGAAGAAACCTGTGGGCAGTGTGCTAGTTGGTGCTGTACCTGTGGTGTTTTCTCTAACTGGTTTGATGACTAATATATCTTCAACTGTGTTTTGTAGCACACCACCAGTTGCATTAATGACAATACTATTTGCTGCTTGAGCGTCCTGTCCAGTAAATGCACCAATTGCTATTGACGCTGCGCCTTGGTTAATTCTGCCTGCTTCAAGAACAGTTGCACCTGTGGCCATAGTGTGTTTTCCGTATAATACTCTTCCTGACATGTTCTGATATGTGTTTTATATATTTATCAGAAGCATTAGAGATATGTGTTGGTGCCCTCGGGGAGAATCGAAATCCCGTCGACGGATTACTAAACCGTTGCTAAACCACTCAGCTACGAGGGCAATTTGGTATCAGTGAGGGAATCGAACCCTGCTTGGATAATTGTGCTATAACGCCTGTAGTAGCACACACCGGTTAAACCTAACCAATACTGACATAGGTAATTTGGAGCGGGTGAAGAGATTCGAACTCTCGACATTTTGATTGGCAACCAAATGCTCTACCCCTGAGCTACACCCGCGTTATTTGATAATACTCATATCTGTATCTGATAATGTTAGTAGAAACAAACTATCGTATCTATTAGTATATATGAACATACGATAAGTATTGGGCAATTTGTGAAACGGTCCATGCCGCATTTTAAATCGCCCAATAACTCCAATAAGAAATTTGAGATGCCGATGTCCTATTTCAATTTTCATAGAAATCATCAAATTCATCATCCAGGTCGATCTCCTGGCTACTGCCACCTGTGTCATATGCTTTGTAGTAATATTCGTTGGGCATCAAAACTCTCACATCTGGTAATACCAGTTGTGCCAGCAGCAATGTTCTGTCACTGATTTCAGTTACATGCCAAGCTGTGCCACATCCGCCACCGAAGCAATGAATTGAGCCATGGGCCCGACCTTTTAAAAATTCTTTAAGCTTGTAACCAGCTGACGTGATTATGCGGTTGACCCGTTTTTTACCGCTTAGTCTTTCTGCATCATCCTCGGTGAGTGTTGTAATCTCAGCACAGTTATCGTTGCCAATGGTAAGTAAACATCTCTTGATTTTGATGCTGCCCTTGGTGCCTGGATTGTCCGGAGTTTCTTTTGTGCTCCATGGCAATTCACAAGTCACGTGGTCGACGTAAAATGTCTGGCCCTTGGTTTTCACAGCCCACATTGGGATGGTTGGGTCTGTTAGGTGTCCTTTGTTAAAGTGGAACACCAAATCTTTGCATGCTATTTCTACCTATGACATTATTTCTCTCCTGTTATATGTCTTTTAATTATTTATATTATGGCAACCTAACTGACGATCTTAATGGGTATTGACTTGCGTCGCAGGGTTTCAGGATTGTTGCCTTTACTACAAACCCTTGTTCGATTAGCAGTTGAGCAAGTTGCACCAGTTTTTAAAATACTGGTGCAACTGCGTTGTTCGTTTGTGTACGCCGTAATGATACAGCATAAAGTCTTTGGAATTTTGCTTCTTGTCAGCAATCAACATATCTTTTACTTCGGGCAACAACAGTCCAACAACTCGGCAAATGTCATCAAGTGTAAAATCATCTGTGCCTGGCCTGCATAGGTACGAGTTAGCTGTACGACGATATTCCATGGTTAGCATAATTACATACGGGTCAAACAGTTTGATCGCTGCAACGTTTTTTGTTAAGTCTGCATCATTTTGAAAAATTGGATGCAGACAATATGCTGCAATTGCAGCCGGGGTCGCGCCTAGTTGGTTGAGAATTTCAATACCTTCATCGATGTGGTTCATTAATTTGACGCCGCTTCGATCAGTGATATCATCTTTATAATAATCGGATATCGCCGAGTATTCTAAGGACCGCATTATGTATATCTCCATTGTTGTTTCGATAGCATTTTTACAACAGGCTTCAGCCATACTGCTAAGGTTGAATACAGTTTTGCGACAAGTCGTTAATAACTACTGTTTAGGTCGAATTGTTATCAACTTAGTTGATTTCTTATCTAGAATCAATCAACGGCTCAGAGGTTGTAACAAATTGGTGCCCCCAATGGGATTTGAACCCATATACGCGGGGTTAGAAGCCGATGCATAACCGTCATGCTCCGGGGGCGTTGTTTAGCGAAAGAGGAGTCGATTTTTGAGTTCACACTGCACTTCTGTATTTGTTGGCATCGGCGGAGATAATCGAAATCTACCTTTTGGGTTTTGGAGACCCATCTGCGTCCTACGCTCACCGACAATAATTTTCTGTTCCTAATGTCATACTAAGTTGTTTTGGTCGGAGTAGAAGGATTCGAACCTTCGACCCTCTGCTCCCAAAGCAGATGCGCTAAACCAGACTGCGCTATACTCCGTATATTTGAAGTTAGCGAACTGCGCCATACTCCGTTATTAATAGCTTCGGCACCTAAAACTGTTTTATACATTGACTGTACAGTATTTAGTTGAGCGTGTCAACAAGTATTTACGAGAAGATTCGAACTTCTACCTCCGGTTCCAAATGCTGCAAGGCGTCCGGCGAACTACCATTATTCTACATAACTACTGCTCGTCCGTTCCTACGTTAGTTTCTTCCGACATCGCTATACAGTAGTGTCCCTGCTTTCCTGCCAGGTTTACTTCGCTTTGCCAGTGTGCCTGCCTAGCCCTGCCCTAGTTCACGGTTTTTACGCTTTGCAACATGTTACACACTGGTTCCACTCTGCTCTCCCGGCGCTGCCGCCCGGTCTTTCAGTATGGGTCTTTCGTTGCCCCCTAACGCGGTGACTTTCGATCTCTTAGCGGATAATTTAATCCGCGTTTAACTTATAGCTTCGACTAACTAAAATGCTGGATGGTCGGGTAGGATTCGAACCTACAACCTTCTGTACCAAAAACAGATGCTCTACCAATTGAGCTACTGACCAATATTCTTATAAAATTCCACAACACAAGGCAGTCCGTATATCTTTAAGATACTGCTCTTCGGTAGGAGTAAAAGCTTGCTGCACCGATTAAATGTTCTTTCCTTGACTAGCTAAGGAATTCTAGGGCTGGAGGAGAAGGAATCGAACCTCCCAAAAATCAGATTCAAAGTCTGATGCATCGCCATTCTGCTACGTCCTCCAATGTTCTTATAATGTTTCGTGTTGCGTACTTGTGCCAACTGTTGTGTCTGTCATATATCTCAGCACCAAGTTAGCAATGCTTACTGCTAGAATAATACTTGCGCTTGCGCCAGGCGCAAGTATATCAACTATTCCAACAATTTCGACCAAGCTTGCAACAAATAATGCTATGTTGAAAATAACTGTTCTGTAACCTTTTAAAAAATTCATAATACCGTCTCCTTGTTGATGGTACTTATATTTATGTGTAGTAAACTTCATACCACGCGGCGCGTATTGTATTTGGTACGGGCGGGGAGACTCGAACTCCCAAACCTTGCGGTGTCACGACCTAAACGTGATGTGTCTGCCAATTCCACCACGCCCGCATATTCAAATACTTTCTATTTAAACAAGACTCGTTTTACTGTATCTCTAGAACCTCAATTCATATTGAGATTTTTTTAATGTAGCATTCGTACTACCGCAAATTATTCAGGAGCGCAAATCCAGCCTGTGCTACCTGTTTCAAAAGCGTCCATTGTGATTTCATCACCTGCATCGAGCGCGGCTTGATATGCTGCTACATCTGCTTCATATGTGGCAGCATTAATAAGGTATCTGTTGCCTGATGCAGACATGAATACAATTGTTGGTGTTGAAGTCAACTTCTTGCCCATTTTTTTGAGCATCTTGTTGATACGTTTGACTTGTTTTTTACCCATTTCTTCTTCCATCTCGCACCGATGATCATCAGTGATATAGACATCTTGATCATTGATGTGATTCAGCATGTCTCGAAGTTCTTTGCGTTTGATTTTCATAATAGCCTCTTGAGTTACAGTTAAAAGTTGATACCGTATTTTAATTAATAGTGTATTGCGCGTCGTCGAGCTTGTCAGACATTTTCTTATATAGCCTACGCATGCGCTTGACTTCTTTTTTGCCTAGGCGTCCCTCTAATTTAGTCATAGCAGCATCATTAATATGATCAGACTGTGTGTCAATGTAGTCCATTAAGTCAGCAAGTTGATTGTATTTGATTTTCATTGAGCGCCTTTTTGATTGGGTTAGAGTTAAATTAAAAGTAGTAGCTGTTAACAATAGGATTGCTGCTATAGTCCAATATAGACCGGCAGTCATTCCGTGGCGTTAACAGCCACTACATTTACTATTTGTACCAGGTTCTCATAAAGTCTGGGCTTCCCGCTGCAATTGCCTACGGAGTGTGCTTTGCGAATTCACGCATGACCGTCTACACTATACAAATTCTTTTTAGTCTCCTATGTAATCACCTAAGTGAAGGATACCATTATGATCTTCTAACACTACAAATGCAACACTGTCTTCGTATGTGTCTGGTGCAAGGCAGAACCCTCTCTCGGATATAAAGTCAGATACATCTCGTTTTGGCATTCTATCATATCCCATTCTGGAAATTGTAACGTCTTTGCTAAACATAGAATATTCATCAAACGCTTGTAACCCGCCACCAGGCTTGCATTTATATTCACGTTTCCATTTGTTAGGTGCTGTTGCATCCGTGACCAACTTACTAAGAAATTCAGCTTCAAAAACGATGCCGTAAATCGAAAGGACAATGCTAGGATTATCTTTGATAATAGTTGCAATAAAACTTTTACAATGTTCTGTGCTGTTCATAGTGTGCCTACCTAGTTTGTTGTTTATAGTCGCTTCGGGGATAATGGATACGCATTAATCCCATTCCTACCCGAAGCTGGCAAAGGTTTAAAGCAGACAGGTGCACCAGCTGCTTAGCCTTGCGTATTTTGGAGTCGCGTTGAGGAATCGAACCACCAACTTCTACCTTTGCAGGGCAGCGCATTACCATTTTGCTAACGCGACATATTCTTCATGAGTGACGTACACTGCCACCAGCTTTGACCGAACCGCCGACGTTGTCACATCTAACACTTCCACCAGCTTTAACATTGCCGCCGACATCATCACTTCTAACACTACCGCTGGCTTTAATGTCGCCGTTGACTGTTGTGCAATTAACAGATGCACTGGATGTTAAATTATTAATAACACCTTCTAGTACTCGTATCTCTACAATTCCAGTTGCGTGAATTTCTTCACCGTTGATTGTAATTACATCTCTCGTTACCGACACGTCTCCAGTTTTTGAAGTGTATGTAACGCCGTTAATACTAACCGTATTCATTGTAAGCCTCTTTGTTGTTGTTAACTTATACTAGCATTTCTGCACAGTGTTGTCAACCTCTTGTAAGTAGCAAGCTACGGTAACGATCCGTATATAAATGATTGCATTTTCAATGGACTTATAGCTAATATCCCCACTTACTAATATCACTTGATCAGCCCCTTCCGCGGCCTGCTTCACCTTTAGCTTAACTTGCTGTAATTAGGAGCACAGGGCAAGATTCGAACTTGCATTTGGCAGTAAAGGATCACCCGCTGCCTCTTATGGATTCAAGGCTTCCAATTGCCTATATCTCCGTGCATAATCTGGTGCCGCAGGAAGGATTTGAACCCTCGACCTTTTCCTTACAAGGGAACTGCTCTACCGGACTGAGCTACAACGGCGTTATTATTAAAGCTAGGCGGTAAGTGTATCCTTGCGGTCCCCATGGATTCCGAGGTGACAAACATCGCTCATGCAATGCGTCGCTTTCTTACTCTTTGCTATCCCGTATGCCTATGTTAATTTTGGCAGTCTAACATGCTGTCTCTTCGTCCACCTGCCCTATGTCATAACATTTGACGCCACGGTGGATACCAAAAATAATACACACTTGCTGGACACCATATACTATCGTTCCAGGTTTACCTTACGGCTTAGGTGGTCCAATCTTTGCAGTCTCAGACAAGTGATGTTCAAACAGTGATTGATCACGGAGTCCTTGCATTATATACATTGCCTCACACGGATCACTGTAACGCCGTAGTGAATAATTTATTGCTTGATAATAAATCACATACGGTCGGGTTATTTGGAGCGGGCGATCGGGATCGAACCGACGACATTTAGTTTGGAAAACTAACGCTACTACCACTGAGCTACGCCCGCATATAAAATTACAATCCAACATTTACACTACACTGCGCCGAACGCAGCTCGGTCATCCAATTTCCGATCTTCTTGGGTGTGAGCCAAGCGTGCTTTCTGCGCGACAACGCAATGAACTATGTTGTGTCACTTGATTACAAGTTGTCGCCTGTAATCAAGCTAGGATATTCTGTTTGAATAGGACCCAATGCTTAAAACATTATATGTTAAAAGCAAACTTTATCACGTCTATGCCTAGCAATTGACGCCTATTCTTTCCCACCACTTGGGTGTTTAGTGCGTAGACTAAACACCTAACTCTAATATTTTGATAGCCGCTGCCTATCGTGTACTACTTGATCTTTACAATCTGGCTGTACTGCGCTACGCGGAATGCTTCTGATGTTTAAACAGTGAGGCATCTCAAGCGCACTGTGTCTGGTAGGGGATCTGGTAGTCCGAGAGAATTTTGAAATCTCAACCTTTGGTATGTAACACCAACGCTCTTCCTTTGAGCTACCGAACTATTTTTAGATAGTTAAAAACTTTGTTACTGTTGACTCAATTGTATATTGTTTTTCTTAAACAGTTATTTGCTATAGCAGCATCGTTAGGATTATTAAATACCCCAACTAAGCTAACCCCTAATCTCTCAGGAAGGGCATAACCTTCCTTTCCTCACCAAGGCAATGTATGCATCCTTTAGTGAGAGTATCTTATGTTAGGCATAAAGTGGTGTCTGCCAGAGCAACCCGAGAAGGGGTGTCTATCCGGCAGTCCAATGCAGTATCTTAAGTTGTTGTGGCATCAACTATGTTTACATGGCACAAATCTAACGTTGTTGGTGGAGAATGTCGGTCCCGACCCGACCACCTCTACATTGCAAATGTAGCGCTCTCCCAGATGAGCTAATCCCCCGTATTAGTGGATGTATATTACTATACTTCTAAAGGACCTACCTGTTGCACCAGTTTGGTGTGTGGGCCCATAATAACTTTTAATTTATGGCAGACAGACAGGGATTCGAACCCTGGGTACCGTTTCCGGTACGACGATTTAGCAAACCGTTCCTTTCGGCCTCTCAGGCACCTGTCCTTATTTATAGCAGGTGTCACCGTTGCTACGCAATGAGACTGCCGTGTTTGCACACCTGCTTGCGTTTGCTACCCTTGGGGAACAAACAATAGTTTAACTTAGCGGATTCGTATTTACAGCCTTAGTGGACTTTGCAATGAATCTCTTATCTAAGTGGTGGGCTCAACCATAGCAGGCGATTTAACTAGATAACGACTAATCTAGTACCGTTATTGAATTTGCAATCCAACGTCTCGATTGAGACTTTTATGTATAGCCACTATTACCAACTATTCGGTAAATTGTCGCGGTCAAATACAACCATATAGGAAAGTCATACATTGCAAAGCTCTTGTTATTTGGCTCTCCCCTCTGGAATCGAACCAGACTACAACTGATTAACAGTCAGCTCGCACACCTTGCGCGCCGGGGAGAATATTTCTTTTGTATTGCCTTAGACTCACGTCCTCTCCACCCTTCACGGATAGTGTTTTAAGCTTCGCTGGTGATTAACTTGTATGTGTTTCGAACTACATACAACTCATCAACAACCATGCAACTCAATGCCACCGCCGCTAAACAGTCGCGCACCAAGTTTCTCTAAACTAGCCAGCAAACTCTACTTTCATCTGCATATTGTTTAATTATCGTCGACTGGTGTACAATGTGGTTAATCATTGCACTGCTGGTCTATTGTCGTTTGGTGCTCTCCTGCGTGTTTCACAGAAAAACCACTTTCTGATACTAATCTCGGGTGCTGCCCAATATGCATGTGAAAGTAGAGTTATGAACGCACATTGGTGTGTGCGTTCCTCTACTTTCTCTCACTATTATCGACTTGAGTCTAAGCGAGTAGTTGTTTTGTGTATCTTTCGATACTAACAACTGCATCTAGTTAGTTTTAAAGAGCGTGCAAACATTGCTGTTTGCCTTATTAATAATGTAACACTTTTTATAGTGTGTGTCAAGCACTTGTTTAGTATTCTAACAAACAAGTTTTGCTTTTAATTTGCGTCTACGTTGTTTGTTGTCCTACTGTTTAACTGTTGTACGCTATGTTGTGAGCCTTGTCAATGCCTATTTTAGGAGAACATAAAAAAACCTTCCTAAGCAGTTACGCGTGGAAGGTGTTTCAGAACTTTTAGTTTTTAAAGTAACTATCTAGTTTTTAACACCCTTTACACATAGATTCAAGACAGGATTAGATTGCCCTGGTGTCCATGAATTGATCGCTGTGGCAAGTATGAGTGTCATTGAAAGTAGTTTCCTTTGTTGTATTTATTTATCTCTTTGAGACAAAAACTGGATCTAAAGTGGCTGTAGGATCTACGTCGACTGTTGCCCAAACTCCAGGAACAGTAAACACTTGATAACTACCGTTTATTCGTTGGGCAACTTGCTTTCCGTGTTCAATGCCATCGCCTTTGTAAGTGCCGAGCCAGGATTGAAAGTATCTTGCGTTACTGTCCCAGACAACTATTACATCTTCTCTGTTGTTCATTTGTCTTCTCCTTTGAACGGCGCCAGGACCTGTTTGCAGTAATGTGCATCAGCTTTGGCCTGGGCACCCTCTACGGTCTCTGCGGAAACATCGAACCCACCATAAGAAAATGATACAACTATTCCATCTTCGGCCGAGGAAGAAATACAATAATTAAATCCAAATTGCGCCTGTGCCTTACAATGAATTACGCCTGCACCGTTTGGAAAGACCTGCGCGCAAGTGGTATCCCACACTAGAGGCACAATCATCTTAGGCAAGACAGAGGCTATTGTATCGGCTGCATCTTCGATACCTATCACTGTGCCTTCGCTGTTATAAATGTTGCTCCACAGTATCTCTGAAATGCGATCTCTAATGTTCATGTTGTTTCCTGTGTTAAGTACGAGTGTGTGCCTGCAGCAAGCTTGTCTAGATCATTGTAGCATGGAAACGCACACCACACCTCCATCGGATGTATCTTTAATACCTGAGCTGCAAACTGTATTGTCTCTGTGGTGCCTAGTGCAAAGTTACTGTCTCTTCACACTCTAATATAAAGGGCACAAATTGTTTCCTTGTCATGTTTTATTTCAATTCGTACACGCTGCCGCAAAAGGTTAGTACATCTTCTTTCATCAGTGTTGCTTTAGCTTGTAACGCTTCTTCCTTTGAATAAAAACTTCCAATTTTTTTCCATATTCCGTACCACGTTTTTTTGAACTTTCCAGTTGTATATTGACATGCTGCTGTTTTTATACCACATTCTCCACCGCTTTGAAACTATGGCTGCTTTTGCTTGCTCGTCATTCATATACTCATCCATTAGTACCACATCTCGTATCCAGTTCCTGTAAGCGCGTGCTT